GTTGGAGCTGGTTCCGACCCAAAATGATCGGGTTGGGCGACTCGTCAGCCCACTGGTTCATTGCAGGCATAGCTTGCGAAACAGGTATTGCACCGAGTGTGTTGATGCAGGAATCCGAAAGGATGCTCTGGACAATGCACCGCTGGATGGTTGCTAAAAACCTCCCAGCCAGATAGAGACGCCCTTCCTTCGGGGAGGGTTTCTTTGTTGGGTAGAATAGAAGCAAAGGAGCAAAATGGCAGAGTCGTATCTATCGGGTGAGAAGGAATATATCCGAGCGCTAAGGGACACCGAAAAAAGCCTTTTGCCTGCGTTACGAAAAGCGCTAAACAGCGAGCTAAGCCCAATCCTAAATCCAATAGAAAATGCCATCAACTCATTCGACGGCGCAAGACTGCAAAGTGCTATGCCGGGAATGTTCCACAACGGACGCACGGCTTGGTCAGGCGTAACCGTGAAGGCTCGTGTCAGCCTAAGACCTAAAGACCTTATCTTTATTGAAGGTAAAGGACGAAGTAACGGAATGGGCAACCAATACGGTTTCGAGTATGCCGAGCTTGCAGGCATCGAGCGCAGAGCGCCACGAGCTGTCTCAAAGGGTTGGGGTTCTAACTCGGTCGGTTATCACTCATACATCTACAACGGACAGGGCAAGGCGTTCAACAGGAAACTAGGCTCGATGTTTGGCAAGCCGGGACGCTTCTTGTGGCAGCGAGTCCTAAAGCGCAAGCCTGAGATTGAAGCAAAGGTTTCAAAGATAGCCGAGGAATTTGGAATCCAGCTTTCAAGAAAACTAAACTCCAACTCCAAGAATTAGACAGGGCATAACTTATGGCTATTAAGATTCGGATTGTCTCCGACTTCGACAACAAGGGAATCAAGAACGCAAGCATTAGCCTTGACAACCTTGCTAAAAGCGCAGGTGTTGCACTAGCTGCAATCGCTGCCTCGACCGCTGCGATCGCCGTTGCCTCAGTCCGTGAGTTTGCAAAGTTTGACGGAGCGCTTGTCAAGTCGCAGGCAATTATGGGCGACCTTACAAAGACAATGGAAGACGATATGGCAAGGGCTGCCCGTGAGGTAGCACTGGCGACAACCTTCTCAGCCGAACAAGCGGCAGAATCTTTTTACTTTCTAGCATCCGCTGGACTTGACGCAGAGGCTTCAATCTCTGCCCTCCCAGTTGTAGCGCAATTTGCGCAAGCTGGAATGTTTGATATGGCGCTTGCCACTGACCTACTGACAGACGCTCAGTCGGCTCTTGGCTTGACCATCAAGAACGACGCTGTTGCGAATATGGAAAATATGATTGTCGTCTCCGACACTCTGGCAAGGGCTTCTCAGTTAGCCAACGCAACCATCGAACAGTTCTCAATTTCTCTAACTACCAAAGCAGGAATAGCGCTCAAGTCTGTCGAGAAGGATATCTCTGAAGGCGCTGCTGCGCTTGCGGTCTTTGCCGACGCAGGTGTAAAGGGCGAGCTTGCAGGAACGCAGCTAACAAACACAATCTTTGGTTTGTCCGACCAAGCGATAAAAGTTCCAGAGTTATTCAAAGAGTTGGGCATTGAAGTCTTTGACTCATCTAACAAAATGAATAACTTTGCAGACATTGCGGACGACTTTACAAACTCGCTCGGCAAAATGAGCGTGGAGCAAAGACTAGCAACTCTAAATCAGCTTGGGTTTACTAAGCAAGCTCGTGCTGGAATCTTGCTTTTGATAGATAACGGAGACGCACTCCGTGACTACGAAGGAGCGCTCCGGGATGCAGGCGGAACTGCAAAAGAAGTTGCGGACAAGCAGCTAACAAGTTTTAACGCTCAGCTTTCCTTGCTTGGCTCTGCCGCTGCCGATGTTGGAATCGACATCGGAAGCAAGTTGGCTCCAAGGCTTGAGCAGCTAATCCCAATCGTAAAAGACCTGCTACCAGAAATAGGCGAAAAGCTTACGGCAGCATTGGCCAGAGTTGACTGGGAAGGTGCAACTGAAAACGTCGGTAACTTCATAATTGCCATCGTTGACAACATTGAAGAAATTGGAAGACTTATCGGCATACTTGCCGGAGTCGCTGCCGGAATCATTGCGCTAAACGCAGTGGTCAAAATTGCGACGACTTTGCAGTTGCTTTGGAACCTAGCAACAAAGGCTAACCCTTACGTTCTTTTGGCTTTGGCAATCGCTGCAACTGCTGCCGCTGCTGCTGGATTTATCGGACACCTTAGAGGACTTGCCGACGGGCAAAGGGAAGTCAACAGGGCGACAGACGGAACAACAGGCGAGCTAAACCGATTCAACAATCTAAAGCTTTATGGAATCACCGGGCAGATAGAAGGCCTTAGCGCTGCTGCCAGACAAGCCAACATAGATATGGGATTTCTTCCCAACGGGATGATTCCATCCTCGATAACAAATGATTCTAGCAGCCTGCCAACAAACCCAAGACCGGGACAAGTTCACACTGGATTTTCGCTGGATGCGGACGGACAAGCTCAGTGGTTTACGATGGTGTGGAACGGCAACAGTTGGGGGCCTCGCAAGCCAATCGTTTACACTCCACCAGCCGCAGTCTCACAAGCTCGCAGTGGCCCAAGCGCCAAGGACATAGCGTTTGAGCGTGTTCAGGAAATGATTCAGTCTTCACAAAGTCAGCTTGCATCAGCGCAGAAGAATTACAACGACACGGTTGCAACTGCAAACCAAGATTACGCCGATTCGATTCTTAGGCTACAGACGGAGTTTGACAACAAGCTCGCAGCGATAGTCCAAGGTTCGCAAGACAGGTTGCGAAACGCATACCGCTCAGCAGTCGAGGTCGACGTCGGACGTTTGTTTGACAGCAGCGAAGACAAGTCTGTCGATGGACTGATTAGCTCAATGACTGCCAAGCTGGACGCCTCTAAGGGACTGCTGTCTAAGTCTGCCGACCTAGCGTCGCAGGGCTTTACACAAACATTTATCGAGCAGATTGTTTCAGCAGGAGTCGAGACAGGAAACGAGCTTGCAGGTGCGATCCTTGAGTCAACTCCTGAGACAAAAGAAAACCTCCGGAACCTATTTGACGCACTAGAAACTGAGTCGGCAACTGGGATGGACTCCTTGTCTGCTGAAATCTACGAGAAGCAAGGATTGGCTACTGCTGCATTAGAGCAGCTCTATGCGACCACTCAGAGCGATTTGAGCGCCGCATTGGTACAACAACAAGCAACGCTTGCCGAAGCCCTTGAGGGGGCTGCTGTGGCTTTACACGACTCGGTGTCTGGAATCAAGTCTCAGTTACAAGAAGATATTGAAGATATGGACGGAATGTTTGGCGGTCTTGGTGGCACCCTTGACCAGTTCCTAGCCAAGCTTGAAAAGGTGAAAGGCTTCGCTGTCGGAAAAGAAATTGAAGCCGCAACGATGCCCGGTGGCTCACTCGGCACGGGCGTCACACAGGGCGCTTCCTCCGACATAAAAAACGGAGTTGGGATTCTCATTGACTCAGCGAGCGACGTTGCAGGAGTGCTTGGTTACCTTGACGACAGGATTGCAGGAGCAAATGCCTATGCAAACCTAGCTTCAATTAGTGCTGCTCAACGAGCTTCTGCTCTAAGTACCTTGGCAGAAATCAGGTCTAGCAGAAACTCTTTGACAGCAGGCGGAAGCCCTGAAGCCGCAGTCGGTACTGTGATAAACATCAACGTCAAGGCGGACACCTCGCAGTCTCTAGCGATGGTTGGAAAGTCTTTGGGTAACACTGTTGCTAAGTACGTCACAGGCGGCGGACAAGTTATTGTGAGTCCGCTCTAATGGCAGTCCCTACACCTCTAGTCGAAATTGGTTTCAACGTAACCTCGCCAACTGCTCCGTTTTTTACGCTCGACAGCGAGACAAAAGGATTGCTAGACAACTCAAGCTTTCCGTTGTCAGGCGCTATTTTTTACGACGTGACAGCCAAGGTCAAAAGCATTTCAATACAACGAGGCAAGAACAGACAGCTCGATCAGTATGACCAAGGGCTTGCAAACGTTGTATTTCTAAACAACGACAGAACCTTCGACCCCGAGTTCGCTGCCTCTCCTTTTGCAGGGCAGATTATCCCTAAGCGACAAATTCGAATTAGCTTGGGTGGGGTGGTTCAATTCTTCGGCTTGATTGACGACTGGAATCTTTTCTATGAACCAAGCGGAGACAGCACGGTTGCGGTTGCGTGTTCAGACGCAACGTCTTCACTTGCGAGCCAGTTCATTTTTACAAGAACCAATGACGTGCAACAAAGTGGCGACAGAATAAACACGATCTTGTCTCTGCCAGAACTTGCTTGGCCTGTAGCTCAAAGAGACATTGAGGTCGGCGCAATGGAGCTAGGGGCAGACACTATCCCAGAGAACACGAACGCTTTGGCTTACTTTAGAACTATTGAAAAATCTGAGCCGGGTTCGTTCTTTATTTCAAAGGCAGGCTCGGTTGTTTTCCGTGACAGGAGAGCGTCTTCCAATGCGCAGGGATTTACTTTTGCAGACGACGGAACAGGCGTCCCATATTCAAACATCGTCGTAGAGTATGGCTCGGAAAACCTGCACAACGAAATTGTTTTGACCTCACAAATTACAGGGACACAAGCGGTTGCTCGTGCGTTGGACTCGATAGACACTTACGGGATTTTTGGTCTAAATCAAACGGGCTTGCTAATAAATAACGACTCAGATTTAGTCGAGCTTTCAAAGCTTTATGCCAACAAATACAAAGACCCCGAGTACCGTTTCAATTCGGTCGACGTAATTCTTGACCGGAGAACTCTAGCTCAACAGGCGCAGCTTCTTGCCTTGGAGCTTTCCGACGTCGTAGAAATTAAGCTAACGCCTAACGGCATCGCTCCTGCCATTTCAAAGTTCGCAGAGATTATTCGCATCGACCACTCGGTGTCGACTGTTGAACACATCCTTAGCCTTGGCTTTAGCACTATCGAGAAAAGCCCTTGGACTCTATCCGACCTAGTGTTTGGTAGACTATCTTCAAACAACATTTTAGGTTTTTAGGAGTAACTTGACTGGACAAAAAGTGTGGGTCGCCGGGGAGGTACTTGCAGCAGCCGACGTCAATTCCTATTTAATGAACCAAACCATTATGCGATTTGCCGATGCTTCGGCTCGAACCAGTGGGATTGCTACCGTTGCGGAGGGAATGTTTTCTTACCTCGACGACACAAACTTGCTTACCGTTTACAACGGTTCCGCTTGGGTGGGAGTAGATACTCAGGCAAGCCAACTGACGACAATCGTGACAGACGCAACGACGTCTAGAACGCTTGCCTCAACAGACGAAAATAAAACAATTAGATTTACCAACGGCTCAGCCACGACCGTAACTGTAGACGCAAGCACTGACTTTCAGGTCGGGGCTAGGGCTGACATAATTGCAGACGGCGCAGGCGTGGTCACAATAACGGCAGACACGGCAACGGTGGCAGGAGACGCAACATCCACAACATCGGGCAGTTTTACAATCGGCGCTCAGTATTCAGCGGCTACACTTCTTTGTGTGGCGACAGACGAGTACCGACTAATCGGAAACATTACGGCGGTTTAGTATGAGCTGGAAACTTTGGGCAGTAGGCGAAGTAGTCGAGGCAGACGACTTCCAAAGCTTGATCCAGAATCAAGTTGTGCAAGTTTATGCAGACGCAGCCGCAAGAACGACAGCGCTTGGTGACAATGTTGCCGAGGGGATGCTCGCTTTTCTTTCCGACACGGATTCGCTTCAATACTATTCAGGCAGCGCTTGGGTGGCAGTGTCTAACCCCGGCGATATTACTTCGGTAGTCGCAGGGACAGCCCTTAGCGGCGGAGGCACAAGCGGCGACGTCACGCTAAACGTTGACCTAAGCGCAGTTACAATCCCTGCCTCGCAGATTAGCGACCTAACAGCTACGGCAGCCGAGCTAAACATTCTAGACGGAGTAACCTCAGACGCAGCAGAGCTAAACATCCTCGACGGCGTGACCGCAACTACCGCAGAGCTAAACATCCTCGACGGCGTGACCGCAACTACCGCAGAGCTAAATATCCTTGACGGTGTGACAGCAGACGCAACCGAGCTAAATTATGTAGACGGCGTAACCTCTGGGATTCAGTCACAGCTTGACGACAAAGCTTTGCTCACTCCGGCGGTAAACGCCAAGACCGCTGCCTACACTCTCGCAGTTGGCGACAGAGGCGAAACCATAACAGCCGACGGAACTTTCACTCTCACAGCGCCAAGCGCAACATTTAGTGCAGGCGACAGGGTGGACTTCGTGAACATCGGGACAGGCGTGATTACCTTTGCAGGCTCAGGCGTCACAGTCAACTCAAAAGAAGCAGCGCTTACAATAGACACTCAGTATTCGGCAGCTTCAATCTTGTTTCTTAGTTCTTCCACTGCCGTCTTGATAGGTGACATAGCATGATACTTCTTGGAATATTAGCCGCTGCTGGCACTGGCACTGGCACTGTTAGCGTAGCAGGCTATGCGGCAGGTGGTTTATCAGGCTCAGAAGTCGCTACTACTGACAAGTTTGCCTTTCCTTCTGATTCAAGAAGCACTCTCGGAACGGGTCTTTCGGGTGTTAGACAGGAGCCTGCAGGCATGTCCAACTCAGGCGTTGCAGGTTACTCGGCAGGTGGATATAGTGGAGGCGCTTTAACTACAGTAGATAAGTTTGCCTTTCCCGGTGATTCAAGAACTACTCTCGGAACAGGGCTTTCTAGCGCAAGAACAGCAGCAGCAGGAATGTCTAATGCAGGTGTAGCAGGCTATACAGCAGGCGGAGGCAGCACCGTAGATAAGTTTGCTTTTCCTAGCGACTCTCGCACTAGTCTCGGAACTGGACTCTCCCCAAGTAGAGTAGCGCTGGCAGGACTATCTAATACAGGTGTAGCAGGTTATGCGGCAGGAGGCAATACTGTTTCAAATGTTGATAAGTTTGCGTTTCCTTCTGATTCTAGAACAGCGTTAGCAGTTGGTCTATCGAGTGCCAGGTATGGTTCCGCTGGAATGTCAGACTCCGGGGTCGCAGGTTATGTAGCAGGAGGTTACACCGGGTCTTACGTTTCCACCGTAGATAAGTTTGCTTTTCCTAGCGACTCTCGAACTACTCTCGGAACTGGTATTTCTAGTAATAGATACTACATAACTGGAATTTCAGATTCTGGAGTAGCAGGTTATGCGGCAGGAGGTTTCACCGGGTCTTACGTTTCTACAGTGGATAAGTTTGTTTACCCAAGCGATTCTCGAAGCACTCTAGGAACAGGACTTTCAACTAACAGGCGAGCAGCTGCAGGCTTCCAAAATGGACTCTAATGTATGAAGAAATAGAAGCCGCAATCGCAGAGGTGCAACAGCCTCGGTCACGTTTTCAGTTGGAGCGCTTTGTTACAGGCTCACACGCAACGCCTGAGATGCAGTATTACCAAACCTGCCTAGAACTGCAAGACATGATCTATAAGTTTCAGGTTGCTCAGATAGGGGTAAAGAAAGCCGAGCTGAAAATCGCTAGGTTGCGTGAAACAAAAGACGAAATGAAAGAACTCAAAGCTCAGGAAACTGAAATCAATTTGAGTCAAACACGCCTTGCCATGATCGGCGCAGAGCGTGAGTTGAATGACTTAGTTGCAATCTTCGAAAGCTTTGAAACTAAGTTCACAAGGGCAGAGATAGAAGCCGCTCAACCCGACTACTGGAACGCTCGACTAACCGGAAACGCCAAGGCGATGCTAATGGGCGGCACAAGCGTAAACGCTGCTCACATAGAAGCTATGGAGCAAGCCGGGGTCTTAGAAAACTTTATAGAGGAAGTGCAACAATCAAAGAAAGAGCTAGGGATATGAAATACGCAACTTGGATTCTGAACTTTGTCAACCCTGAGTACGGGACTGGCCCAGAGGCAACGATTGTTGAGCAGGGCGGAACTGCTGAAGGCTCTTATGCAGACGGTGACGTAACCGACGGCGCAAGGATACTTGGATACTTTACAGGCGAGCCAACTGGCTTAGACGCTTGGAGCTTTACAGAGCTTACTCAGGAAGAAGCCCTCGCCTTTGTAACCGCAATAGACGAAACCGCAACCGTCGGTGAAGATGGTCAAATCGTTGTTGAGTATGTTGAGCTGGGCAAGTAATGGCTGAAGAAGGAACTTCCGTACGCATTACTAACTTGCAGGTTTATGAGAAGCTTATGGAAGTAAACGAGAACCAGATTGAGATGTTTGCCGAGCTGCGTGGCTTGAAGTATTTGCCTGAAAAGGTTGCCAATATGGAAACTCGTTTAGCAAAGGTTGAGCTTATCGCTCGCCTTGTCTACGGTGTCTACGGCGCAACACTGGGAGCAGTGGCAGTCGGGTTAGTGAGTTTGCTTCGTGGGTAAGAAATACAGGCAAAGGAAATTAAAGTGAGTCGCTTCTCTGACAGGATAGCCGATTGGCGGCTAGTCTACGACGCTAAATACATAACCTCGCACTATGGCGAGATGAGCAACTTTAGAAAAGCAAACGGTATGCAACCGCACTCTGGGACTGACTGGGCAAGACCACTTGGCACACGCATTCCTGCAATCGCCAAGGGTACAATTCGGTTGATTCAGTACTCAGAAGTTCTTGGTTGGGTTGTCGTTCAGACGGCTATGGATAAAGACGGCGTTATCTGGTACTTGGGATATTGCCATATGGATGCTAAGCCCGGCTACCGTGTCGGGCAGAAGCTACGCAAGGGTCAGACTGTAGGACTGCTTGGCTCGTCTGGGGTTAGTTCAGGGCCTCACGTCCACGTCACAGCGTCAAGAACTCTGAAGGGCGTCTTTGGCGTAACGTCTGACAAGGTTGACGTATACAAGCTAATACTCGCTAACGTAAAGAAGCCCGTCCGAGAGGTATGCGAATGTTGCAAAAGACCCTTGTAAAGATGTTTGACGGTGTGTTCTTTCTAAAGGACGAGCCGGAGTCTGCAACTGGTGCAAGCTGGAAGTTTCGTCGCAAGCTAATCTTTGGTTCTTACCGACTTGGCTTTGCAATGATAATCTTTGGTTCTCTAACTTTTCTTGTTGACCAGTGGGGAGTCGGAGTCACTTTGATAACTGGCGGCGTATCGCTTATCTCAATTATCACGACGGCGTACACTGTAAGTGCATCGTGGCAAGACGGAAGAAACAACAATCAAGATTGGACTAATGGAGATGTTTAGTTTAGAATTTATCAACAGTGCCGGAGAGCGTGCTGTAAAGACTTTTGCTCAGGCAGGACTTGCCTTCTTAGGTGGAGGCACTGTAGGGCTATTTGCAGTTGACTGGGTTGGCTTTTTTAGCATTGCACTCGGATCAGCACTACTATCAGTGCTAACTTCTATCATTACAAAGAAGTCGCTCTAAGTTTTTTCCTAGCGTCGGCGCTCAGCCCTCCCCAGATGCCGTGACGTTCGTTAGCTGCTAAGGCATAAGCCAAGCACTCCACTCGGACGTGACAGAGGCTACAGAGGCGCTTAGCTTCTATAGTTATAGCAAGCGCTGGCCCTTGCTCAGGATACCAAATATCGGGGTCGAGTTTTTGACAGGATGTTGTCGTCGGCAAGTCAAGAATTGCAAGACGCAGGTTGTTGTGTTCTTTAGCAGCCCTCACCTTTTGAGCCAACCTTTAGTAGCGAGCTTCCTGCGCTCCTTGTAGGTAAGACCTCCCCAGATTCCGTGAACCTCGTTAGCGACGATGGCATACTCAAGGCACTCATTTCTAACAGGGCAAGTTTTGCAAAAGATTTTTGCAACCCTG